ATCACAGGCGTCCAGCTGGAAGTAAGCGATACGGCCACACCATTCGAGCACAGATCATACGGAGAAGAGCTTTCGCTCTGTCAGAGGTATTATGAGGTTGGGGATCATTACTCATATATTACTACTGATTCTGCCGGTAGCACCAATCCAGACGCAATATTTCAAACGACCTTTAAAGTTCAAAAAAGGGCCACTCCCACTATGACAAAAACAAACTATACTGCTATTGGTAGTGCCACATCAGCCGATCCACAAACTATCACAGTTCATGGATTTAAACAGGCTACTAATATTAATAGTGGGGTTGCAGGAGGTCACCAATATGATTGGCAAGCGGCGGCGGAGTTTTAAATGGAAAATATATTAAACATAACACAAGCACAGTATCAGAAACATCCCATAACAGAAGAAAACTCTGAAATTGTTGCAACAATCAATGGGGTTAGAACTATAGTTCCATTCGATTATGATAACACTACCTACGCAGAAATCATGCGCCAAGTCAATGAAGGCACATTAACCATTGCAGATGCAGAATAAATAAGAGTATGAAAAGTAAGGATAAACAATAATGGCATATATTGGAGCAAATCCGTCCTACGGTGTATTTGACAGACAGGTTATAACTGGTGATGGTTCTACTGTTGCCTTCAACCTTGATCACATGGCCACTCCAACTTCATTGTTGGTGGTGTTGGATGGTGTTGTCCAAGAACCAGAATATTCATATTCTACTTCTATTACATCTGGACAACCACAGATTACATTCTCAGAAGCACCAGATGCTTCTGCACGAGTTTCAATTGTCTACTTAGGTAACGAACTTCTTACTGCAACTGCTGCTACATCAGAAACATACATTGACGAATTCAATGGAGATGGTTCTACAGTTGCATTCACATTGACAAGAACACCAGCGGCAAACAATGCTGCAAACTATGCTGTGTTCGTTGATAATGTGTATCAAAGGTATGGTGCATCATACTCGTACACTGTAACAGGTGATGTACTGACATTTACAGGAGCTCCTGCTTCTGGAACAAATAACATTCAAGTCATTCAATTGAATGGGGTTAACACACTAAATACTGTTGCAAATGGTTCAATCAGTAGAGTTAAATTGGACTTCGATCCAGAAGATGATGCAACTGCCCTTGCAATTGCTTTAGGATAAACATAGGAAAACAAAATGGCGAACACTTTTAAAAATGCGGCCCTTGCTAATGTGAACAACGCAGCGTATGACACTTTGTATACTGCGCCTGCGTCTACACAAGTAGTTGTCCTTGGACTTGCTATCGCAAATAAAACTTCTGCGGCAGTTACAGTCAAAGTACAATTCGGTGATACATCTGCAAGTACCACACATCAATTACTAGAAGATGTAAGTATCCCAGCGAATACTACATTGGAAACTCTCGCTGGACAAAAATATATTTTAGAGGCAACTGATACTCTTAAAGTTCAAGCTGGTACTGCTTCTGCACTGGATGTAGTATTGGGTATTATGGAAAAAACCTAAGAGGATAATATAACATGCCATTTATAGGAAATAATTCTGTCAGTGGATTTGGTGCAAATATCACAAAACAAGATTTGACACCAGACGGATCCACAACTGTATTCACACTCAACCGTTCAGTTGGTTCAACTAACGATGTAGCAGTGTTTGTAGGTAATGTTCGCCAAGAACCTACAGACGCTTATTCTGTGAGTGGAAACAGTTTGACAATGACTGCTGCGCCTGCATCTGGTGTGAACTTCTATGTTCTCTTTATTGCTGGACTTCATAGGAGTTCAACAGTACCAACCACAGATTCGGTTCAGAGAAGTGCATTGTCTTTCGATGTTGGTGCATTTAAAGGAAACCCAAACAGCTCAGACGGACTTGGAAACATTTTCAGAGTACATAATAAACTAGTGACTACAGATGTTACGATTGCTGGAACAGAGAATGCAATTTGTGCAGGCCCAGTTGAGGTTGACACAGGCGTAACAATTACAGTAGATACTGGTGGGACATTGGTGGTAGCATGAGTACATTCAAAGTAGATACACTTCAAAGTACATCAGGCGGTGCGGTTACTCTGACAAACCAAGAAGCTGCAAAGGCTTGGATGCATCTTGACGGTACTGGTACTATAACAATTCGAGATAGCTTCAATACAAGTAGTGCTACAGATGTTAGCGCTGGCGCATACACACAAACATATACAAACGGTATGAACAATGCTTATTATGGATCGCAATTAAGTTATAATAGGTCTACTATTACAAATAATGGTTGCATGGGATTCGTAGATAACACATATACATCAGCTTTATTAAATATACTACTTGTCAAACATGATAACTTAGCTAATGAAGATAGTAGTAGAGTTATGACAACACTGCATGGAGATTTAGCATGAGTGAGATGATTGTAAATAAACTTACAGGCAAAACCTCTGCGGGCGATATTGATGTTGTAAGTGAAGGTGGTGCGGCAACTATGCAGTTGCAGCAGGGGTTGTCGAAGGCGTGGTGCAGATATAATTCTGTCACAAGCACATCATTTTACGACAGTTTTAATTGCGCCAGTTTAGTTGATTATGGAACAGCATATACAGGAATAAATCTAACTTCAGTAATGAGCAGTGCTAACTGGTCATCCATAACATCTGGTGGAACAGATACTTATAGAATAATTTTAGATACTGTTGGTTCTAGCACTAAAACAACCTCTTTGGTGAGGGCGTATGCTTCACATCACGATGGAACAGGACTTGATATTGATGATGGTAATATGACAGCATTAGGAGACCTCGCATAATGGCCGGTAAAATAATCGCAGATCAAATTCAAAGTACAACGGCTGGAACAATAGACACAAAGTTTGTTGTGAGTGGAAGTGTGAAGTCGTGGAGTAACATCAATGGCGCCGGCGGGGCATTTTTTGATAGCTTCAATACAAGTAGCCACTCTGATAATGGCTCGGGCGATGGGACAGTCAACCTAACAAATTCTATGTTGAATAGTAACTATTCGATTGCTGGATCTGTTGATTTGCAATACGTCAACAGTGCGTATTCTACAAGGGTGTTATCAACATACGGTAGAACAACTTCATCTTATTCAGAACAGGCTGGATACGGAAATGTCAGTTCAATTTGGTTGTTTGAGGATCGAAACCGAATGTCATCACTATTTGGAGACCTAGCATAATGAATACCCCTGAGTTCCAAGGAACAAATTTATGGGAAAGACTGCACTGGGCTAAAGAAAACCTAGAACCAGTTCAGACTGACTATAGAGTAGTATTTGAAAATGACGTTGACTCCCCAGCGAGTATTCTTGTTGCAGATCCAAACTGGATGGCGTGTGCGCTTCAAGGTGGAATCTTACCGCCTGTTTGGGTTTACTGGTTGCTTGCCGCAGATGAGGCACATCCAGACTTTAAGAAACACACTCGTGGGTATTTGTTACATGATACAAGACCTATCGGGCCGCTCACAGAAGAGCAAGCTATTGAATATCTAATTTACAAAGATGTTCCAAGAACAGTTTGGGAAAACTACAATGTAGGAAACAAACCTAAACTTGTAATTTGTAATAAGAATCAATTGCCACAGACAAGAGAATGGAGAAATGCATGGAGCATTTCTGATGAAGTTGTAAGTGGTAATTCAGAAACCGTCCAACAAATTGAAAAACAAGATGGACTTGATTTAACAGAGATGTTTAGTAACGAACTAAATAGATCAAAGGTATACGCATAGGAGAACAACATGCCAGAAACATATATCATAGATTCTGCTGGTGTTAGTGCAAATGCAAATGAAGTAACAGTGCCATCTAATAGGCACTTTAGAGATGCTTGGGTTCTATCGGGCTCTGTTATTTCAGAAGATTTGGACGCAGCAAAAGAAATCTTTAAGAACAAAATTCGTGAGGTTCGTAAACCTCTACTAGATGCAGAAGATGTTATCTACATGAAAGCATTGGAAGCAGATGATGCAGATGCAAAGGCTGCATCTGTAACAAAGAAGAATGCACTTCGTGATGCTCCAGCAGCATCTGCGATTGCAGACGCAACAACTATTGATGAACTAAAAGCAGCATGGGACGCCTCTTTGCTTGGTGATTCACCATACGCATAATAAATACAAGAGATTGATAGGGACTTAAACGCATGGCACTGAGTAAGGTAGATCCGAATTTTCTAAACGTATCACAGGTAGGTGGTAGGAGAAATCTTATCATCAACGGCGCTATGCAAATAGCTCAGAGAGGCACGAGTGAAACTGGTGTCACTGGTGACTCCTATGGAGCAGATAGATTTGTATTGGGCGGTAGTTCAAACCTTGCAGTATATACTGTAGAAAACGTAGTTGATGCGCCAGCTAACACTGGACTTAAAAACTCAATTAAATATACTTGCACAACTGGTGATACGCCGAGCTCAACTTATTATAAAGAGACAAAGCATGTAATTGAATCTGGTGACTGTGATGTTATGGAATACGGAACACCAACAGCAAAAACTACTACACTTTCTTTTTGGGTTAAATCTAATGTAACTGGAACTTATTCTTTATATGCATATAATAATGTTGCTAGTCCAACATTAATGTATTCATTAAATTATACTATTAATTCTGCTGGAACTTGGGAAAGAAAGGTAGTAACATTTCCACCTGATACTGCAAATCCATTTTCTACTTCACCCAACGGTTCTGGGATAAGATTTTATTGGCCAATATTTGCTGGGCCTGGATATTCTAGTGGAACATCTTCTCAAGCAAGAGGTGCTAGTTGGGAAACAGTTACAAACGCAAATTTAATGGGTGGCCAGACTGCGAATATTGCCTCTGTTAATGATTATTGGCAAATGACAGGAGTTCAATTTGAGATTGGCGATATTGACACTCCATTCGAGCACAGAAGTTATGGTGAGGAGCTTCAACTTTGTAAACGATATTATCAAACATATGGTGGAGGCGATAGTTATGAACATCTGCCTTTTTATGTTTTGGGTAATGGTACAGTTGCAAACTTTAATTGGGGATTGCCAGTTGAAATGAGAACTGTTCCATCTTTATCAACATCGGGCACTTGGAGTATACAAGGCCCATATGGTGGTTCTGTTTATACCGTGGGAAGTTTTGCATTAGCTAATACAAGTACAAAAACTATTAGGGGAGATGCACAATCTTTATCTGGTAGTATTGGTACAAATACAGCAAGAATTTTTGCACTAAACACTACAGCAGTTAGATTTAATTTGTCTGCGGAGTTATAAAAAAATGAATATTACAAATGCTCAATATTATAATGATGACCACGGAAATAATGTAAGCATCTCATGCGAAATTGATGGAATTAATTATTCTGTTCCTCTAGTTGAAGGAAATGCAGAATATGACGAAATCATGCGCCAAGTAGAAGCAGGTACATTAACCATTGCAGATGCAGAATAAATAATAGTATGAAAGTAGGAATTAAGTAAGATGCCATTTATTGGAAAACAACCACAAGTAGGTGCTTATAGTAAACTAGATGCTATAACAACAAGTGCAACTGCAACATATAACTTGTTGTTGAATGGCGCTGCATATTATCCTCAGAGTGCGAACCATCTCATCGTTTCACTTAACGGTGTTATTCAGGCTCCTCAAGATTCATTCACTGTGGTAAACGATACTATCGTCTTTGACTCTGCACTAACGAGTTCAGACAGTATTGATTTCATCATGGTACTCGGTGACACACTAGACATTGGTACACCAAGTGATGGAACTGTAACAGGTTCAAAGTTCGCTGGTGGTACTGCTGCTGGTGGTTACTTTAAAGGAAATAACAATGATAGAGGTGCAACATTCTCTGGTAAAGATGATATCTTCAGAGTTCATACTGCAACACTATCAAACAGTGTAACAATCGCAACAGCAGACAATGCTATTTGTGCAGGCCCTTTGACGGTTGCCGATGGCGTTAACTTGACTGTTAATGGTAACTTGACGATTGCGTAGGAGAGATAGATAATGGCATCAACATTAACAGTAGACAATATTGTAGGGGCAACATCGTCAGATAAGATTCATATTCCTGGCCATGTGGTTCAAGTTGTGCAGGGCGTGTACTCTACAAATAATAGTATTACCTCTAGCACATTAACAGATACTGGTATTTCTCAGGCAATTACTCCAACAAGTTCATCTAGCAAAATTTTAGTTTTAATCAATGCTGTTTTGGGTCTTAGCGGAACTAATGGTGCGGAAGTTTATACACAAATTGTAAGAGATTCTACGGCAATACGTTTATATGAGCGTGCCTTAGTTCTCTATGTTGCTTCTGGTGGTGGAAATCATACTGGCGGTAGTTATAGTTATTGCTTTTTAGACAGTCCAAGCACAACATCTGCAACAACTTACAAACTACAAGGCAGAACAAATTCAGGTACATTAAGGATTAACGACTTTTATTCAGGTAGTGGTAACAGCGCATCTACTATTACACTAATGGAGATTGCACAATGAGTAAGTTATATGTCAATCAAATCGTTGAGGCAAATTCTGGTTATGGTGTGCATATTCCTGGCCATGTGATTCAGACAGTTCATACTTCTTATAACACTTCAGTAGCTACAAACTCAGGTGGTGCTGTTGAAACTGGATTAGCTTTATCAATTACCCCAAAGTATAGTAATAGTAAAATTTTAATAACTGTTGCACAAAATATTCAAACCTCTAATGACAGTTATTGTCAAATTTGTATTAGAAGAGGAACTATTGCAAGTAATAGTTTATTAAGTATTATTGTAACTCCAGAAGGATATAACAATTCAACTAGTGAGGAAATAAATCAAATACCTTTTTCATGGTTAGATAGTCCAGCAACCACAAGTGCTACAAGATATTTTGTTTCAATGGAAAGGCTATACGGCAGTAATCCGATTACTGCTCAAACCTCAACCAGTGGATATAGTGTAAGTACAATGGTTTTACAGGAGATTGCACAGTAATGGCTAGTACACTTAAAGTAAACGAAATACAACACATTAATGGCACTAGTGCATTGACTATTGACGCAAACGGTATAGTTACTAAACCAAATTTGCCAGCGTTCTTTGTCAGACCAAATGCGGTGCAAAGTAATATTCCTGTTAGTTCATCTACAACTATTGTTTTTGACCAAGAGTTTTATGACCAAGACGCATCCTTTTCTAGCAATACTTTTACTGCACCAGTAAACGGGTTCTATCATTTTAGTTGCTACATAAGATTAGAAAATGTTGATACTGCTGCTAGTTATTATTTGCTTATGTGGCAGCTTGGAGGCATACAAAGACAAGGGCATTTATTTTCGCCTGTACTTAGTTCAGACCCCTCATACTGGGCTATGAACAGCAGCCTTACTTATTATTTAACAGCAGGACAAATTGCTTATCTACAAATTTGGCAAAACGGTGGCTCACAACAAACTGACATAGGCACTGATAGCTGGTTCAGTGGACATCTAGTAGCATAGGAGTAAACAATGGCAACAGTATCATATTCATTCTTTTTCGGATGCCTACTAAGTTAATAAATAGAAGAAAGATTTTAGGAGAAAAACATAATGGCAACAGTAGCAGATGCTCTATCAAAACTTGGTGTTACTGAGTGGGTACTTCGTGGTGAACCAACTACGGAAGATGAGTTCAATTCTATGTTTAAAAAAGTCACTGGTGCAGATGCCAATGGTTCTGCAATTGAGTCAAGTGATCCAGCAGACTTTGGAACAGACTGGGCAACCGTGTCTGCGAAACGTGATGAACTAACCGCCGCAGAACCAATGGTTGCTTTGAGAGCAGAAAGAGACAGACGTATTGCAGAGACAGATTTCTATGCCTTGTCTGATGTAACAATGAGTGCAGAGATGGAAACTTACCGTCAAGCACTAAGAGATATTACTGAGTCAGCCACATCATTGGATGATGTTGTATGGCCAACAAAACCATAAGGTAAGTCAGTATGGCGTTGATTAAAGTAAAAACAGGTGGTGTTGATAATACTACGAATCTAGGTAGGAGAAATCTTATCATTAATGGCGCTATGCAAGTGGCTCAGAGGGGCAGTACTTTTACAGCGCCGGATGGTGCTTATACTTTAGATAGATTCCAATTTTATCAAGGAAATGGTGCAGTCTTTGATGTAAATACATCTGCTGATGCACCAGCTGGATTTTCTAATTCTTTAGAAATAGATTGCACAACGGCAGCATCATCACCAGCATCTGGTGCCTATGGACAGATGGTTCACAGGATAGAGGGTCAAGATGTACAGAGACTTGCCTACGGAACAAGTTCTGCAAAAAAAATTACATTATCTTTTTATGTAAAGTCTAACAAGACAGGAACATACCAAGTTAATTTTAGAAGAAGTACTGCCACCGCACAAATGGCAAGTAAAACTTATACTATTAATAGTGTGGATACATGGGAACGTAAATCTGTAACACTAGATGGTGCTACTGGGTTTTCTTTAACAGGCGGTAATTCTGAAGGATTAATGGTAGATTGGTGGTATCACTCTGGAACAGATTATTCATCTGGTTCTTTTTCTGAAACTTATATAACTCTTGTAGCAGCTAACTATAATGCAGGCGCAACAGCTAATCTTGGAGACAATACGTCTAATTATTTAAGAATGACGGGCGTCCAGCTGGAAGTAGGCGATACGGCCACTCCATTTGAGCACAGATCATATGGGGAAGAGCTTTCGCTCTGTCAGAGGTATTTTCAGTCGTTAGGTGGTTCTGGAACAAACTATGTACTAGCCTCAGGATTTACTTCAAGCAACACATTTTTTGGGCAGGGTAAACTGTCAAAGACTATGCGTTCCTCCCCTACTTTTAGTGTTTCTGGCACAAATAGTGATTTTGGGTACACGCACGTTGCCGTTGCTGCTGCTGCAAATGGCGTTCCCTCAGTTAGCACCACTCCAGAATCATTTTTCATCCAAGTAGGGAGTAACACTGCAACAACATCCAATGCAGGCGCATACATTAGAATTATAAATTCTGCTACTAAAGCCCACTTTGATTCGGAGTTATAGAAATGGATAATATGCAAATTACAAATGCAATATATTTTCAAATTGATGGAACAAACAGGACTATCAAAGCCACCATAGACGGCGTTGAAATGTCAGTTCCCCTAGACCCAAACAACCGCCACTACGCAGAAATCATGCGCCAAGTGGATGCGGGCGAACTCACTATTGCAGATGCAGAATAAATAAAGTTAAACAGGAAGAGACTTAGATGCCAATTTCAAAGATTAAAAGTTCAGCGATTGATGCAAATGCCATCACAGGAGCAGGCATTGCAGACGGTACAGTTGATACTGCCGATCTGGCAGCTGGTGCAGTCACTTCTGCAAAACTAGATACGAATATTGATATCGCTGGAACACTGGATGTTACTAGTACAACCACACTTGATTCAACACTTGCTGTAGCTGGACATGGTTCTATAGGTAATGCTGGTACAGTTGATGGCACAAGAGCATTGACAGTAGTTGGTGCAACTGATGGTTCTAGTAGTTCAATAATCGTTGGTTATAACTCAAGTCTTGCATCAAAGTTTTCTGTAAGGGATGATGGTTATACATCTGTAGGAAACGGATTAAATTTAGCAGATGGAAATTTATCATTTGCAAGTGGTCATGGTATTGACTTTAGTGGAAATTCAAACGCCTCTGGTATGTCAAGTGAACTCCTTGACGATTATGAAGAGGGCACTTGGACACCTACTATGCATACCTCAAATGCTGACCTTACTGCGACTATTGGCATACAATTCGCAAGGTATGTAAAAATAGGACAATCAGTTTATGTTTCTGCTTACATTGTTCCTACTATAACTGCTGGAAGTTCTGGATACGCATATTTAAGCAACCTTCCATTTACAGTAACTTCTGCCACTGGAGCAGTATTTCCTTGGTTTAATGTTCATGGATCAGCGTTGAGCAGTTCTGGGGGATATCTGGGTGGTAATGGAAGAATGATAGCAATAACAAACAATAGTACTGCTGGTATAAATTGGAACTCTGGTATTCAATATTCAATGTTTTGTTGCACCTATATGACCGATGCATAACAACTTTTAAGATTAACCCACCTTTAGAGGGTATTTTCAAAACATCTAATACACAATCCTTATAAATAGAAGAAGAAGGAGACTGTGTTCGATGGCAACAATTTCTAATTTATTCATAGATCAAGGTGCTGATTTCACTACTACAGTGACAATCAACGACAGCACTGGTTCTGCACTTGACTTGACAGGTTATACTGCACTTGTAATGATTCGTAAGACTTATCAATCAACAACTGCAACCACTTTCACATCAACCTTTGTTTCGCCCAGAACAACTGGTCAAATCACAATTTCACTAACAGACACGCAAACCGCCGCTCTTGAAGCTGGAAGGTATGTTTATGACATGGTCATAACAGATTCTTCTGGTAACAAAACAAGAGTGGTTGAAGGTATTGCAACTGTCAACCCAAGCGTATCAAGGTAGAACTATGGCTATTACTGCAACAGTAAATACAACAAGAAGTGTAGTTGGTTCTGTATCACAAGGAAATCAACCACAAGTAACTCGTGTAACAGTGCCCGGCCCCAAAGGGGATACTGGTGCAGCAGGTTCATCTCAGAACAATTTGTCTCAAGCAGCAGATGTGGATATCACATCATTCTCTCTGCAAGACGGTTCTCTCTTACAATGGAGAGCATCAACACAGAAATGGACTGCAAGGAACGAACTTGATACAACCACTGGAAATCTCGTATTGAGTGGTGGAAGTTTTTAACAAATAGGAAGATAAAAAAATGGCATTAACCTTACAAATCAAACGATCCACTGGATCAACTGCGCCATCATCCCTTGCAGACGGTGAACTCGCCTATACCCACGGCAACGAGAAATTCTATATCGGTGATGGTTCTACAGTAAAACTAATTGGTGGTAAAGCATATAATGATTTAATTGACCATACCGCTGGCACATTGACTGCTGGTTCTGCTATCCTTGTAGATAGTAACAAGGCGATTGATGATTTCATCGTAGGAAATAATTCCACAACTGGTGGTTCGATGAAGTTCAAAGAAGGAACTTCAAACGGTACAGACCATGTGGCGTTGAAAGCACCAAACTCTTTAGGTGCAAGTGTAACATTCACATTACCAAATGCTGATGGTTCGGCTGGACAGTTCCTTACAACAAACGGTTCTGGTGAACTTTCATTCGGAACAGTTACACAGTCACTTTCAATTGCTGCTGATACTGGAACAAACGATTCAGTATCTACTGGTGAAACGATTACATTCACTGGTGGTGAGGGTATTGATACCACAGTAACAAACAACACAATTACAATTGCTGGTGAAGATGCAACCTCATCTAATAAAGGTATCGCATCGTTTAATTCTACAGACTTTACTGTAACAAGTGGTGCCGTTACTGTAAATGCAGAAAGAGTAGAAGATATTGTTGGAGCTCAATTAGTAACAAATGGTTCACACACTCTCATTACTGCAACTTATGATGATGCTAATGATGGTGCGATTGATTTGGTTGTTGACAACGACTTGTCAAACTATGACAACTCAAATTCTGGATTTTTGACAACAGAAACAAACGACTTATCAGCTGCAGTGACTTGGGCAAATGTGCCAGACGCAAATATTACACAAAGTTCTGTAACACAACATCAGGCTGCACTTTCGATTGCAACCACACAGTTGACAGGAACAGTAACTAATGCACAACTTGCTGGTTCAATCACAAATGCAAAACTTGTAAACGACTCTATCACAATCGGTTCTGATTCAACTGCATTGGGAACAACCATTACAGACTTGAATGGTATCACTTCACTTGATGTTGATAATATTACAGTCGATGCAAATACAATTTCAACCACAGACACAAACGGTGACTTGGTTCTTTCTCCAAACGGAACAGCAACAGTTACAGTTCCTTCTGGTTATGAGGGCCGTGCTGGTTTTGGTGCAGACTCACTTGTTAACAAAACATATGTTGACAATGTTGCAAACGGACTAGATGTTAAAGAATCAGTTCGTGTTGCTACAACTGCTGACTTGTCTGCAACCTATGCTAATGGAGCTGGTACTCTTACTGCAAACTCAAACGGTGCAATTTCAGTTGATGGTGTTACGCTTGTATTAAATGATAGAGTTCTTGTTAAAGATCAGTCTACTGCACAAGAAAACGGTATCTATAAAGTTACTACAGTAGGTTCTGGCTCTGCTGCATTTGTTCTAACGAGAACACCAGATGCAAATGATGCCGCTGAACTAACTGGTGGTGTATTCACATTCGTTGAAGAAGGTACTGCAAACGCAGACAACGGTTACGTTGCAACACACAACGGAACACCAACATTTGGAACAACTGCAATTACATTCGATCAGTTCTCTGGTGCTGGACAGATTTCTGCTGGTAATGGTTTAACAAAAACTGGTAACACGATTGATGTTGTTGGAACAAGTAATAGAATTTCTGTATCTGCAAATGCTGTAGATATTGATTCAGGATATGTTGGACAAACATCTATCACTACTTTGGGTACAATTGGAACTGGTACTTGGAACGGTACTACTATTGGTGTCGCATATGGTGGTACTGGTTTGACTGCTGCTGCAAAAGGTTCTGTAATGGTTGCTAATAGTGCTAACACATTCTCAGCTCTAGATGGTGGTGGTGTTAATGATGGTTTCCTTCTCTACTCATCTTCTACCGATACAATTTCTTGGGCAACAAGTATTGACGGTGGAACATTTTAATTAATTAAAAACAAGAGAAGATTATGGCTACAATTGCAATTAAACCAAAACGCTCTGAAACAGCATCTTCTACTCCAGCCTCTGGTGATCTAGAGGTTGGAGAAATTGCAATCAATTCGGCAGATCAAAAGATTTTTACAAAGAAAACTGATGGTACTGTTGTTGAGGTTGCGAATGCTGGGGGTGGTGGCACCACAGAAGGTTTTGCAATTGCAGTAGCGATAGCATTGGGGTAAGATATGGCAATACCAACAACAAGAACAGAATTTAAAGAGTGGTGTCTTAGAAGTCTAGGCAAGCCTGTGATTGAGATTAATGTTGATCCAGATCAGGTTGAAGATAGAGTTGACGAGGCACTACAATACTTTGCACAATATCACTATGATGGTATTGAGAGGGTATATTTAAAATATCAATTAACAGCTGCTGATATTACTCGTGCAAGAGGAAACACATCTGGAACTTCTGTAACTGATGTTGACGGTTCTACAACTGCAACTTGGTATGAACAGAAAAATTATATTCCTGTTCCAAGTTCAGTCATGTCTATCGTGAAGGTATTTCCTCTTACAGACAAACAAGCACTGAACATGTTTGATGTTCGTTATCAGTTGAGATTGAATGATTTGTATGATTTCAGTTCTACTTCTGTAATACATTATGAAATGACAATGCAACACTTGGATTTCTTAGATCACATTCTGATTGGTGAGACAGCAATTCGTCACAACCAACACCAAAACAGACTTTATTTGGATGCTGATTTTCAGACAGACTATGTAGAGGATGATTGGTTGATTATCGAATGTTATCGTAAACTTGATCCGGCCACATATGCAGATATTTGGGATGATATCTTTTTGAAGAAGTATGCGACACAACTCATTAAGAAACAATGGGGTGCAAACTTGAGTAAGTTCCAAGGCATTCAGATGTTGGGTGGTGTTGCACTAAACGGTGAACAAATTTACACACAGGCGCAAGAAGAGATTAACAAGTTGGAAGAACAGATTCAACTTGCATATGAACTACCGCCTATGCATATGATAGGATAACTTTATGCCTACAAATGTATATTTTGATACAGGTACAGTTCCAGAGCAACATCTCTATGAAGATTTAATCATAGAACAGTTGCGTATTTACGGACAGGATGTATACTATATTCCTCGTAAAATGGCTGGTACAGATTCGATTTGGCAAGAAGATATTAGTTCTTCTTTTGAATCTTCATACCTTATTGAGATGTACATGGAAACCATTGATGGATATGAGGGTGAAAAAGAACTCATGTCTAAATTTGGACTAGACATTCAAGACGATGCAACCTTTGTTGTTGCAAGAAGAAGATGGGAACAGTTTGTTTCTGTGGACAATAATCTTATTGTATCTTCTCGGCCCAATGAGGGCGACTTAATTTACTTTCCAAAGGTAAGTAAGTTATTTGAGATTACGTTTGTAGATCACGATGATCCTTTTTATCAGGTTCACAATCTACCTACATATAAACTAAAGTGTAAAACATTTGAATATGCTTCAGAGGTTATTGACACTGGTATTGCAGAACTTGATGCTATCGAAACAGATAGTTCTCTTGACCAGATGCAACATCAGTTGACACTTGAACAGACTGTTGCGTTTAACCAAGAAATAAGACTAGAAAGTAATGAAGGATTTATCGAACTTGAAACTGCCCTTGGTACTGATAATATCATTACTGAGGACGAAACTCTGAGTGGTTCTCTAATATTAGAGAATACAGTAGAGGGTGCGGCATCTTCCTATATAATACTGGAAACTTATAATGTCGCAACTATTGATGAGAATTCACAGAATGATGACTTTGAACTTGCAGACGATAATATATTAGACTTTACTGAATCTAATCCATTCGGTGACGCTGGGATGAAATAACTATGATTGGACAATACTTTTATAATCAATCCACAAGAAATGTGGTAGTTGCGTTTGGTACACTTTTCAACCAAATTCAACTTTCAAAGAAAGATGCGAGTGGGAACGTCATTCAGTCGATGAAAGTTCCTCTTGCATATGGCCCTAAACAGAAATGGTTGTCGAGACTTACAGAAGATCCCAACCTTTCTAAAAAGGTCGCAGTGACACTTCCTCGTATTGGTTTTGAGATTTCTGGATTGACATATGACTCAACCAGAAAACTTAATAAGATAATGAAGGTTAAGAAGGTTGCAGATGGAACTGATTCAGAACAAGTTAAGTCTGGTTTCATGCCCGTTCCTTACAATATTAACTTTGAGTTGTATGTTTTATCAAAGAACTCTGATGATGCATTACAGATTGTAGAACAAATTCTACCATATTTTCAACCAGAGTACACAGTAACACTAAGAGAAGTTCCAGAACTGGATATCATTCGTGATGTACCGATTGTATTGAACAGCATCTCTTATGAAGATGACTATGAAGGTGACTTTACAAGTAGAAGAAGTATTATCTATACTCTTTCTTTTACTGCAAAGTACTACTTGTACGGCCCGATTACATCTACAAATGTCATTCGCTCTGTACAGGTTGATCAATATGCAGACATGCCTGTAAATGCACCTAAGAGAGAACAGAGATATACAGTTGCTCCTACTCCATCTACAGTTGCCGCTACTGACTTTGATCCAGATGATGATAACTTTGGATTTAATGAAACGACAAGTTTCTTTGAAGATGCAAAAGAATATAATCCTGTAACTGGTCAAGATGAATAAATAGTAAAAAAGAATTTAGGATAAACGCAAATGGCAATTAGAAAAATTAATTCTAGATCAATTGGAGACACAGCGGTTGCAACCGCTGATATTGCAGATGGTTCTATCACTACTGCAAAGATTGCTGATACAGTAAATCTTGGACGGCGAAACCTTATCATTAATGGCGCTATGCAAGTGGCTCAGAGAGGCACGAGTGTCAGTGGTACTATAGGTTTTTACGGACTAGACAGGTGGCGTGGCTATGCTGCCGCAAGTGTAACGATGAGTCAGCAATCGTTTTCATTAGGTCAAACTGATGTAGAAGGTTTTCCTAAAAACTATATGAGGTTTGTTCCATCTACAGCGGCATATAATTTTGGTCAGCGCATTGAAGACCTTACGACAGTGGGCGGCAAAACTTTAACTCTGTCTTTCTGGATTAAAGGTTCTACCGCTGCAACATTTGACTGTTCTTATACTCGTTATTTCGGAAGTGGCGGTTCTTCTGCTGACACTACAGAGTTTCTCAGTGACCAAGCCATTACAACTTCATGGTCAAAGGTTACAAAAACCTTCACTGTAGGCTCTTTGTCTGGAAAGACGGTAGGTTCTGGTAGCTACCTACAAATTACATTTGGTGACAGTATTTCGTTCACATCAAGTCAGACTGTAGAGATTGCAAATGTCCAGCTGGAAGTAGGCGACACAGCCACACTGTTTGAACACCGTAGCTATGGTGAAGAACTGGCGTTGTGTCAGCGGTATTATCAGAAACACGGTAACGAAACCTCTGCTTACAGATACTTGGCACCCGCTTATTGCAATCAAACAACCCAAGCACAAGGCGTATTAACTTTGCCTGTAACAATGAGAACGGCACCTACGACCTCTGTTAGTGGTAATTTTCAAATTTTAACCGGCAGTGCCAACGCCGCAATTACGTTAAGTACGAAACAGGTAAATGAATCGTCAATTGGGTTAGAACCATCTGGAAGTGGCTTTGTCGCAAATTCAGGTGCAATAATCAGAGGTGCAAATGATGCAACTGCACAGCTTAAATTAGATGCGGAGTTATAAAATGAACGAGATGAACATTACCTCTGCACAGTATGTAGCTTATGAGGGCGTAAATGACCATATTGATGTTATAGTTGATGGAGACACTTACTCAATACCCCTAGACCCAAACAACCGCCACTACGCAGAAATTATGCGTCAGGTAGAAGCTGGCGAATTGACCATTGCAGATGCAGAATAATGAAACAAGTTGATATTTTAGATAATGTTTTGGGTATCGTAGATGACCCTATAGATGTGGTAACAAAGGATGTTACTCCACCTAAACCAGTACTTGTTCCTAAAACAGAGAACAACGAGGCAGACATTGACAATGATTATAAATATCAACGAGAAAACTTTTATAATTTGATTGAAAGAGGACAGGATGCTATTGATGGTATCCTAGACCTTGCAAGAGAAGGTGAACATCCTAGAGCCTATGAGGTTGCTGGAAACTTGATTAAACAGGTTGCAGATGTTACAGAGAAACTTGGTGACTTGCAAGAAAAAATGAAAAAACTTAAAGAGGTTCCTAACACTGGGCCTAAGAGTGTAACAAATGCATTGTTTGTGGGTTCAACCGCTGAACTGCAAAAGATGTTAAAAGGAAAAGAATAAGATGCCATTAACAAGAGCAAAATTAGTTGGTGTAAAACTAGAGGGTGTCGATGTTCCAGCTGGTACAACCGCTCAAAGAGAATCTACGCCCGAAACTGGTACTCTGAGATTTAACACTTCAGATGGACGATTTGAAGGATACACTGGTTCTGGTTGGGCCTTGGTTGGCGGCGGTGCAACTGGTGGTGGTGCAGATGAAGTATTCATTGAGAACGATCAGACAGTGACCACAGATTACACATTGACTGCAAACAAAAACGCAGTAAGTGCTGGTAATATCACAGTGAATAGTGGTGTAACAATAACAGTACCTACTGGTGCTAGATGGGTGGTAGTATAATGGCTGTAGTAATTAACGGAACAACTGGTATTGATAAAGTTCAAGACGGTTCCATTGGAACTGCTGATTTGGCATCTGGTGCAGTAACCGCTGCGAAATTGGATATTGGACAGATTGGTGGTAGGAGAAATCTTATCATCAACGGTGCTATGCAAATATATCAGAGAGGCCAAAGTCATCCATCATCAAACGGATACGGCAGTATGGACAGATGGTTTATTTGGGGTGCAAACGGATCATTTTCTAGAACTTCTGCGTCAGCTCCAAGTAATACTGGAATTAGAGATTCATTGTCTGCTACATCAATGACTGGCGAATATACTATTGCTCAAGGTATAGATTTGGTTTATAATGGAAATGCTGGTATATTTTATAGTGGACAGACAATTACATTGAGTTATTATGCAAGAAGCACAAATGCTTCTGATAGTTTGTATAATTTTATTTCATTTAGAGATTCGGTTGGTAGTTCATCAAATCAAGTTGTAATTGATAATGATAACACAGATACAAATCAACTCTCGACTACTTGGCAAAGATTTAGTAAGACATATACAATTTCAGTAAGTCCTGTTGGAACAAATACTTGTTTGGTGGTAATGCCAAGATCTGGTTCAACTCCAGCTGGAGATATTTACATTACTGGTATTCAATTAGAAATTGGCGATATAGCTACTCCATACGAACATGTTGATGCCAATGAAGAACTTCAAAAATGTCAGAGATATTTTTTCAGTAGTATATATGCTAATGGAAATGCCTATGGTAATACTGGAACTGCATTACAGATATATCACACATACACTGCTGGGCCAGGGTGGGAATGGGCAACTGCCAATCTGCCAACAACTATGAGATCGACTCCTACTTTTGTGGTATATGATGCCGCTGGTACTGCTGGAAAAATTGCTAAATTTACTTCTTCTGCTGGACAGGTGACAAATAACATAACCCCCTATGGGTATGGTGGCAATAGACAAAGTGTTTATATAAACCTATATAATGATTCTGGTCATTATGGATTTTTTGCTCATTACACAGCAGATTCGGAGTTATAAAATGGAATATACAACAATTACTGATGCAAAATATGTAAGAGATTTGGATGGCAATAATTCTGGAATTAAAGTCATTGTTGATAACATTCCTACATGGGTGCCTATGGATGAAATGAATAGAACTTATCGTGAAATTATGCTTAGGGTGAATGCTGGCGATTTAACAATTACTGCAGCAGATCCATTACCAACAGAATAAATAAAAGAAAATAGGAAAGAATATAGATGAGTAACATTGTCCTACAACCGAATGCGAGTGGAACTGGTAGTATCACTATTACCACTCCTAATACGAATACAGATAGAACTCTGAACATTCCAGATGTTGCAGGCAATATTGTCACAACTGGTGATAGTGGAACTGTTACTGGAACAATGATTGGTTCACTTCCAGCGGGTTCTATTGTTCAAGTTGTTTCTACAACAAAAACAGACCCCTTTTCAGAAAGTGTTGCATCTGGTTCTTCGTCTAGCATCATAACAGGACTAACTGCATCTATTACTCCAAGATCAACAAACTCTAGAATACTAGTTCATTTTATGGTTGATTGTGGACAACAAGGAACTTATTTGACTTTATGTGAAAATGGTAGTGCAATAACTGCCGCAACTGGTGATGCGGCCGGTAGTGCCCAACGAGTTACTGCAACAAGAGATTTTACTTATAGCACTTTCTATAATCAATCCATTGCTGGAACATTTGTTCATTCACCAGCATCCACAAGCGCATTAACTTATGGTGTCAAAATTAGTCACTCGTCACAATCTACCAGAACTATGTATGTAAATCAAACACCAGACGGATTGACGGACGATGAACACGGCCGTGCAATATCAACTCTGACAGTTATGGAGATACAGGGATAATGAAACACAAAGCAATTTATGAATTATATTCAAATGTTGTTAAGATTGATGGTGACATTGCTTATGACGCACATGGAGATATAGTTGATATTGATACGGATAGTGTTAATACTAAATTAAACGAGTTAGTAACTGAACAAAAGTTAGAAAATTTGAGAACAGAAAGAAACGCTAGACTCAGCGAAACAGATTGGCTTATCACTATGCATAAGGAACTTGGTACAAACATTCCTGCCGCATGGAAAACATACAGACAAGAATTGAGAGATATTACAGATACATATACATCATTGGATGATGTGGTATGGCCGGAGAAACCAGAATGAGTACAATTCAAGCAAATGCAATTCTAGATGCCTCTGGTGGCAATACGACAACCATTAACGGTGTTACTCCTAATACTAATACAGTAAGAGGACGCAATCTTATTATCAACGGTGCCATGCAAGTAGCTCAGAGAGGCACGAGTCAAACTGCATCAAGTTCATCTGCATTTTGGGGGGTGGATCGTTTTGCCTTTCAAACAAATGCAAATACTAATAGTACTGTTGAACAATCTACTGATGTTCCTACTAATCAAGGGTTTAAATATTCTTTAAAATTAACAAATGGTTCTGCATACACTCCAACTGGTTCTGATTTTGGAAGAATATATACCAGACTAGAGGGATATGACGTTAATCATATGAATTTTGGAACTGCATCTTCTTCTGCATTTACGTTGTCTTTTTGGGTAAAATCATCTTTAACTGGAACTTTTGGTGGAATTTTTGGTGGGAATGGAAATGGAATTTATGTTTTTAACTATTCAATTTCTGTCTCTAATACTTGGGAGAAAAAAACTATAACAGTTCCAGCAGGAACAATCACAACATATAATGGCAATACAACAAATGGCCAAGGTTGGCAAATATCTTGGGATATGGGAGAAGGCCCAGATAGATCTAATACTGCTGGTTGGCATAGTAATCAACCAGAAAGTGAAATGGGATTAACTAGTGGAACAAAAGTTGTTTCAACAGCAAACGCAACATGGCAAATCACAGGCGTAAAATTAGAGGTTGGCAGTGTGGCTACAGAGTTTGATCACAGATCTTTTGCAGAAGAGCTTTCGCTTTGCCAGAGGTATTTCTTTAATCCATTATTCGGACGAACATCTGGAACGATATATTATCCAATACATTTTAATCAAGTAAGCACAGGGAACAATGGATTACTTCGTTGGCAAGTAACCTTTCCTGTTTCTATGAGAGCATCACCGTCATTGACTCATAGTTTAACGGATGCAAAATTCCAGAGCTCTGGTGCTCCAGATGGAACCGATAACTGGGCGTTTTATAGACAAAATTCTGGATGGTCAGCAAAAGCGGGAAATTCTAATATAAGTGTATTGAATATTGCACCAAGCGTAAATCAGGCAAATGTAGGTGCTTATTATGTAACACCAAATGATACACTAGCAACAGCTATTGGAATTGGTGGTGGTGCAACATTTAATTTTAGTTCGGAGTTATAAAATGCAAATAGATGAAGTAAAAAGAATGCCAGATGGTATGACATTGAAAGTTGTTAGTGGTGATTTGTTTATGTCTGTGCCAGTAGATTCAGAAAATTCAGATTATCAAGAAATTATGCAACAAGTAGAAAAAGGCACATTAACCATTGGTGAACTTACAATTGCAGATGCCGAGTAAAACTATGTTATGTCAAATTATGAACACTATCTTGGAAATCCACTACTAAAAAAATCTAATGTCCCTGTAGAGTGGACAAAGGAACAAATTCTTGAATATCAGAAGTGTATGGAAGAACCCCTACACTTTATTCAAAATTATATCAAAATTGTTTCTTTGGATGAAGGACTCATTCCATTCAAAATGTTCCCTTTTCAAAAGGACATGATTGGAACAATCCACAACAATCGTTTCACAATCTGTAAGATGCCTAGACAGAGTGGTAAGTCTACTACTCTGGTGTCTTATATTCTACACTATATTCTCTTCAATCCTAACATGAATGTTGCAATCCTAGCAAACAAGGCTTCGACTGCACGAGACATTCTTTCTCGTTTGCAACTTGCATACGAAAACCTTCCTAAGTGGTTACAACAAGGCGTTATGTCTTGGAACAAAGGTTCACTGGATTTAGAAAACGGTTCTCGTGTGGTTGCATCATCTACGTCCTCATCGGCGGTTCGTGGTGGTTCTTACAACATGATCTTCTTGGACGAATTTGCATTCGTTCCTACCAATGTTGCAGAGGACTTCTTTAGTTCTGTGTATCCTACAATCTCATCTGGTAAGTCTACAAAGGTTATTATTGTTTCTACACCAAATGGTATGAACTTGTTCTACAAACTTTGGGTGGATGCAGAGAACGAAAGAAACTCTTACAATGTTATTGATGTACATTGGAGTGAAGTTCCTGGCCGTGATGAGAAATGGAAAGAAGAAACTATTGCAAACACCTCTAAGGAACAGTTCCAAAGAGAGTTTGAATGTGAGTTCTTAGGTTCTTCTAATACACTTATACACCCATCAAAGATTAAGTCTATGGCCTTCTTTAATCCTATTCAGTCAAATGCTGGATTGGATATGTATGAAAAACCGAAAGAAGGACATACATACACACTTATAGCAGATGTGTCAAGAGGAACAAACAATGACTATTCTGCATTTATTGTGTTTGATGTTTCTACGGTTCCCTATACAATTGTTGCAAAATACCGTAACAATGAAATCAAACCTTTACTTTTTCCAAACGTCATTCACGATGTAGCCTCTGCATACAACCAAGCATATACACTCATAGAGGTAAATGATATAGGTGAACAGGTTGCAACTTCTCTACAGTTTGACTTGGAGTATGAGAACCTAATAATGGCAAGTATGCGTGGTCGTGCGGGTCAAGTCGTTGGCGGTGGTTTTAGTGGTGGAAAAGCACAACTTGGGGTAAGGACAACTAAAGCGGTTAAAAAGATGGGATGTTCAAATCTCAAACAAATCATTGAAACTGACAAACTAATTATCAATGATTATGACTTGATTAACGAATTCTCTACCTTTATTCTCAAAGGACAATCCTATGAGGCTGAGGAAGGACACACAGATGACCTTGCAATGTGTTGTGTTATCTTTGCATGGTTAGTACAACAAACATATTTTAAAGAGTTGACAGATGATGACATTCGTGCTAGAATGTTTGCAGAACAACAAAATCAACTAGAACAAGACATGGCACCATTCGGATTTATTGATGATGGTGTGAGTGATTATGGTGAAACCGTAGTCGATGAGTATGGAACTCGTTGGGCTCCAGTGGTTCGTGCCCATGATACTGATTGGTAGAAATCATTAAAATCCTACATAATATCAATAATATCGTTTTCTAATTTGAGGAAACAGTTTGCACAAACGACTTTGGATTGATTGATTAACCCTACAACTTCTGTTCTAGATTCCTCATTCAATCCTTTTCTTTTTGTTAGTTTACGAATTTCCCTCTCGTGAGGATAGAATTGGAGACAGGCGGTTTCAGACTCCCCACAGTAAACACAGGTTTTGTTACCAAGATATTCATTAATCCATATCTTACGAGCCCTGTAATTTCTTTGGGAAACCTTCTTTATGGTTTCTTTGTATTTCTGATAATGCTCCGACATATTATTATTTATGTGTTGCCTAACCTATAAAAAATAAATGAAAAGAAGGTTTTTTATAAATATTCGTGTAAGTTTGGAAAACTTAATAATGAATCCATAAAGGAGAAACAGAAATGGCATTTCAAGTATCCCCTGGCGTGCAAGTCAATGAGGTTGATCTTACTAATGTTGTTCCTGCTGTTGCTACATCAATCGGTGCGATTGCTGGCCACTTTACTACTGGCCCAGTATCACAAATCACCGCAATTGGTTCAGAGCAAGAGTTGGTAGCAATTTTTGGTAAACCAACATCAGACAACTATGAAACATGGTTTACAGCCGCCAACTTCTTGCAATACAGTAATGCATTGCGTGTTGTTCGTGCCGACATGGCAGGATCAAAGAACGCAACAGCAGACGGCACTGGATTGCAAATTAACAATGATGATGTATATAATGCAAATTATGCTGGTGGGCAGGGTTCTGTAGGTGAGTGGGCTGCAAAGTTCCCAGGCGCTTATGGTAACGCTCTCGCAGTATCAATTTGTTCAAACGCAACTGCATATGAACAAACTGCTTCATCTACAGTAGATGGTGCTCATATCGTAGGTGCAACAACCCTTGCAGTTACATCTGGTGCAGACTTTAATGTTGGTGATATCATTTACCTTCAAGAAGCAGACGGACAACAGTATGAAGTTACTGCAATTGCAGTCAACAACCTTACCATTCGTCAATTAGATGTTGCTAGTGGTGGTGGACTAAAATCTGCAATGGCTGGTGGCGAAGCAATTCGCAGACGTTGGAGATTCTACGACTTGTTTGATGGTGCTCCTGGCACATCAACATGGGCCGCAGACAAAAATATCTCAGCAGATGAAATGCACATTGTAGTGTATGACGCAACTGGTGGTATCACTGGTTACGACAACGATCTCGCTGGACAAAGAGGAACATCTGTAATCGAAACATATGGTTTCGTATCACAAGCTGCCTCTGCAAGAACCGCACAAGGTGGTTCAAACTTCTATCCAAATGTAGTCAATACTGGTTCCAGTTATGTTCGTTGGATGGATCACGATTCAACCTTGACAAATGCTGGAACAGACGTTGCATCTGGTAGTTCTTATGCATCTACTGCTGGTAAAGCTGGTGTTCTTACAGACACACTAACTGGTGGTACAGATGGTACTGCAAGTCCACTTGCCGCTACAGTTGGTGAACTGGATATTGCATATGATAAGTTCTCAGATGCAGACACAGTTGATATCAACCTAGTTATGGCTGGTAAATCACCAAACAGTACAGATGGTGTTACACATGCAACTAGCATTATCGACCTTTGCGAATTCCGTAAAGATTGCGTTGGTTTCATCTCACCTCGTAGAGCAGACGTTGTTGGTATTACAACAGGTGTTGCACAAACAAATAATGTTGTTGGTTTCTTCAACAACCTTGCAAGTTCGTCTTATGCTGTATTCGATAGTGGATACAAGTATATGTACGACAAGTACAACGATGTATATCGTCATGTTCCATTGAACGGTGATATTGCTGGACTTGCTGCGAATACAGACAATGTTGCTGACCCTTGGTTCTCACCAGCTGGTTACAACAGAGGACAAATTCGTGGTGCAGTTAAACTAGCATACAACCCAACAAAGGCACAAAGGGATATCCTATATCCTGCTCGCATTAACCCTGTCTGCACATTCCCAGGCCAAGGTACAGTTCTGTTTGGTGACAAAACTGCACTATCACGCCCAAGTGCATTCGACAGAATCAATGTTCGCAGATTGTTCCTTGTACTTGAGAAGGCAATTGCTACTGCTGCTAAGTTCCAGTTGTTTGAGTTCAACGATGAGTTTACTCAAGCACAATTCCGTAACTTGGTGGAACCATTCTTGAGAGATGTTCAAGGACGTAGAGGTATCACTGACTTCTCAGTTGTTGCTGACGAAACAAATAACACTGGTGAAGTAATTGATAGAAATGAGTTTGTTGGAGACATCTATGTCAAACCAGCTCGTTCAATCAACTTCATTAGACTAAACTTCATTGCTGTTAGAACTGGTGTTTCTTTCAGTGAGATTGGCGGATAAGGAGATAAGAAATGGCTAGCATAGACGATTTTAAATCAAACCTTATCGGTGGTGGTGCAAGAGCGAACCAGTATCGTGTCATTATGACAACACCCCCAGCAATCGCTACAGGTTTAGATATAGTAAGAACACAATATTTGGTTAAGGCAACATCGTTGCCTGGCCAGACAATTCCAGAGGTAACTGTAAACTTTAGAGGACGCCAATTGTTCCTCGCTGGTGACAGAACCTTTGAAACTTGGACAACAACAGTTATCAACGACACTGATTTCATGGTTCGTAACGCAATTGAGCGTTGGATGAATGGTATCAATGATCTTGAAGAGAATACAGGACTTGTCAATGTATCTGATTACACTGCTCAGTTGAGAGTAGAACAGTTGGATAGAGATGACAGAATTCTAAAGTCTTACACTCTAAGAAACTGTTGGCCGACTGTAGTTGCGCCAATTGAATTGTCATACGACACAGTAAGTGATATTGAATCCTTTGATGTAACTTGGAGATACACAAGTTTCTCCGCTAGTAACGTATAATCCAGTTTTACAAACCGACTAAATAGTTGGGTAGAACTTAGGAGAATTATAGTATGGCGGAACTTTTTGGTTTCAGAATCACAAGAGCGAATCAGGGTGGGAGTGGTGATGGATTCACCTCTCCCTCTACTGATGACGGCACACTTGATATTGTATCAGGCGGTGGACATTATGCGTCTATCCTTGATATGGATGGCCGTGATCGTAATGAACTTGACTTAATTCGCAGATATCGTGATATTGCACAACAACCAGAGTGTGACAGTGCAATTGAAGATATTGTAAATGAAGCGATTGTCTCTGATGAAAGAGATCAATCGGTATCTCTTTCCCTAGACAGACTTGACCTTTCTGCAAACATCAAATCGAAAATCAGAGATGAATTTGATGAAGTGTTGCGTTTGCTTGACTTTAATGCAAAAGGACATGATATCTTTAGACGTTGGTATGTTGACGGTAGACTTTATTATCATAAGATTATTGATAATAAAGCGCCTCGCAAAGGCCTTCAAGAACTTAGATATATTGACCCTCGCAAGATTAAAAAGGTAAGAGAACAAAGGAAAGAAGTAGACAAAAAAACAGGATTGGAAATTGTTCGTAAAGTTGATGATTTCTATCTGTACAATGAAAAAGGAATTGATCAGAATACTGGAACTTCTTCTGGTGTAAAGATTAGTCCTGATGCAGTTACATATTGTCCATCTGGTTTGGTGGATATGCATAAAGGTACAGTCCTTTCTCATTTAAATAAAGCAATCAAACCTGTAAATCAGTTGCGTATGATTGAAGATGCGTTGGTTATCTATCGTATCTCTCGTGCGCCTGAAAGACGTATTTTCTACATTGATGTTGGTAACTTGCCTAAAATTAAGGCAGAAGCTTATCTAAAAGATGTGATGAATCGTTATCGTAACAAGTTGGTGTATGATGCACGAACTGGTGAAATTCGTGACGATAGAAATCATATGTCAATGTTGGAAGATTTCTGGCTGCCTCGTAGAGAAGGTGGTAGAGGTACAGAAATCACAACCTTGCCTGGCGGTTCAAACCTTGGTGAGATTGATGATATCACATACTTCCAGAAAAAACTATACCGTTCATTGAACGTACCAGTATCAAGACTTGCAGAAGAGACAGGGTTCTCTATTGGCCGTTCAGATAACATTACAAGAGATGAACTCAAATTCACAAAGTTTGTACAAAGAATTCGTAAGAAATTTTCCGTTCTATTTGCAGACATTCTTAAAACACAACTTGTTCTTAAAGGTGTTATTGCACTGGAAGAATGGGATAGTATTAAAGAACATGTTCAGTTTGATTTCCTTGCAGATGGTCACTTTACGGAACTCAAGAATGCAGAAATTCTTAGAGAACGTCTAGACATGCTTGGACAAATTGAATCTTATGTTGGTACATATTTCTCTAAAGAGTATGTTAAGAAACATATTCTTAGAATGAATGACGAACAAATTGAAGAAATTGAAAATCAAATTAAAAATGAAGAAGGTGGTGAAATGGGTGGAGAAGATGATGGAATGTTTGCCCATAATGATCCATCAAAAGGAGATAAATAATGAACACAGTAAGAGACTTTGTAGATTCTATTGCAACAGGTGACAACCTTGCCGCAGAAACACATTTTAATTCTGCACTTGCAGCCAAAGTTGGTGACGCACTAGAAACCAAAAGACAAGATGTTGCAAAAACATTTGTAACACATCACATCCCAGAGGTAGAAGAAGATAGTGAGTAAGACTGTTTCTCAACTCAAACAAGAGTTACCAGAGAAAGATGAACACAAACAATCTAAGGAGTATAAGAAGTTATCTCCTAAGATGCGTAATGCTGTGGATGCTATTTTCAAGGAAATGGATGCGAAACCGTCAGATTTCCTAAATACTTTTGACAAAACTATAAATAGTGTTTCAAAAGAGTTTAAAGTTCCGCCAAAGAAACTAATGGACTACTTTGAAACAGAAATGTTATCAATTTAGGAAAAGAGCTATGCAAGTAAAAGGAAATGCAACAGCACTATCTGGAACAACACAGTTTACAGATGCGACTGCTGTTTGGGTATTTAACACTGGAACTGCTGGTGCTGTGACTGTTAGAAATACTGCCGATGATGGGGATGTTGGAACTATCTATGTTGGTGCTGGTGCTGGCATTGTCATTCACTTGAGTATTGGTGAAGGCCTTCGTGGTGCAGCTGGTATGCAAGCCACGCAAATTACAGCGACAGGATATTAAAACAATGAAACTTATCGCAGAACAGATACAAGAAGTAGAATACATCACTGAAGAAAAAGACGGTGGTGGTAAAGAAATGAAAATCCGTGGCATCTTTATGCAAGCGGATCAAAAGAATCGTAACGGTAGAGTATATCCTTTTAATATTCTACAAAAAGAGGTAAACCGTTACAATAAAGAATTTGTTGCTGAAGGTCGTGCATTCGGGGAGCTGGGACATCCAGAAGGCCCTACTGTCAATCTTGACAGAGTATCGCACATGATTACAAAACTGGAAGCTGATGGAAAGAACTTTGTTGGTGAGGCGAAATTGCTCTCTACTCCAATGGGGGAAATTGCGAAAGCATTGATTAAAGACGGTGGTAAACTTGGTGTCTCTTCAAGAGGCATGGGTTCACTAGAGTCTAGAAGTGGTGCGAATTATGTGAAAGATGATTTTTATCTTGCCACTGCGGCAGATATTGTTGCAGACCCATCTGCACCTCAAGCCTTCGTTGAAGGTATCATGGAAGGTAAAGAATGGGTTTGGGATAATGGATTACTCAAAGAAGTAGAAATCCAGAAAATCAAGGACGAAATCAATGAGGGTATAAGACGCCGAAACGATAAAGTTTCCGCACTTGCATTCGCAAAGTTTTTGTCAAAAATTTAATCATTATAAATATGTTAAGATAACAAACTCAAGGAGAAATCCCAATGTCAGAACTAGACAAGACAATTGAGGAACTAGAAGCAGAAATCGCTGCGGAGCTTGAAGAAGCTGCACAGGATGCCCCTAAAAAGGGTGCTGCTAAAGGTGATTCAATGGAAAAAGTGGATGGTGAAGTTCAAGACACTGGTACTGCTGTTGTTACCCCAGATGAGAAGAAAGGTGCTGATGCTGCAAAAGCAATCAAACCTGTTAAAGATGCTCAGACTAAGGGTGCAAAAGATGCCGGTGGAGATACTGAACCAACTAAAATTCAAGAACCTCTTGCCGCTGGTGATCATGTAGATCACGATGGTGAAGAACTAGAAGAAGCTAAGATGACTAAAGAGATGATGAAGGCAGAAATGCAGAAGAAAATGGAAAGCATGAAAGCCCAAGATCTCAAGGCTGCATACGAAGCAATGTGTAACGGTGAAGGTTACGGTGCAACAGAAGAAGATAAGTCAGTTGACGAATCTACTTTGGAAGACCGTCTTTCATCTGTAGATGTATCTGAAGATGTTTCTGCACTTACAGAAGGTGAAGAACTATCTGAAGAATTTAAAGACAAGGCTGCTACAATTTTTGAAGCTGCTGTTAAATCTAAACTTCGTTCTGAAGTCGAAAGAATTGAAGAAGCAAAAGTTCAAGAAATCGCTGAAGAAATCAACAGAGTGCGTGATGAGTTGACTGAAAAGGTTGACGCATACATGAACTATGTCGTAGAAGAGTGGATGAAAGAAAACGAAATTGCAATTGAACGTGGTCTCAAAGGCGAGATTGCTGAAGATTTCATTTCAGGTCTTAAATCACTTTTTGAAGAACATTACATTGATGTTCCAGACGAAAAGTATGACATTCTAGGAACTCAGTCTGAAAAGATTGACGAACTTGAAGCAAAACTCAACGAACAAATTGAAAAGACTGCTGCAATGAAAAAGCAGAATGACCAATTGGTTCGTGAATCAGTCTTTGCAGAAGTTGCTTCTGACCTCGCCGACACAGAGGTAGAGAAGTTCAAGTCTCTTGCAGAAGATGTAGATTTTACTGATGAAGATTCTTTCAGAGGTAAACTCGACACGCTAAAGGAAAGTTATTTCCCCAAGGCAACCACTATCGCTGAATCTGTAGACTCTGAAACTGATGGTTCAGAGGCCTTCGATACAACTGGTGCAATGGCCGCTTACATGGCTGCGATCAGTAAAAATGTAAAGCGAGCCAAAAGCTAAGGTTGCGGAAAGAAAATCATTCCAAAATCATAGTTTTTATAAATATTATTAGAAAACTCAATAAGGAGAAACAAAATGTTCCAAACAGAACATCTACAGGAAAAGTGGCAGCCAGTCCTAGAGCATAACGATCTTCCAGAGATCAAAGACTCTTATAAGAAGGCTGTAACCACAGTTATCCTAGAAAACCAAGAAAAAGCACTTCGTGAAGATAGAGGTTTCCTCGGCGAAGCTGCGCCAACTAACGCAACTGGCGGTTCAGTTGACAATTGGGATCCAATTATGATTTCACTTGTTCGCCGTGCAATGCCAAACCTAATTGCATATGATATTGCTGGTGTTCAGCCAATGACTGGCCCAACAGGACTTATCTTTGCAATGCGTTCACGTTACTCTTCGCAAACAGGCACAGAGTCAATGTTCAACGAAGCCGATACAGACTTCTCTGGTGCTGGAACTCATGCCGGTACTAACCCTGCTTTACTTAACGATTCACCAGCTGGTACTTATACTAGTGGTACTGGTATGACAACTGCTGCTGCAGAAGCACTAGGTGATTCTGCAAGTAACTCTTTCGCAGAAATGGCGTTCTCAATCGAGAAACAAACCGTTACTGCAAAGTCTCGTGCTCTTAAAGCAGAATACACAATGGAACTTGCTCAGGATCTTAAAGCCATTCATGGTTTGGACGCTGAGACAGAACTTGCAAACATCCTTTCTGCTGAAATTCTTGCAGAAATCAACCGTGAAGTTATCCGTACAATCTATGTAACTTCTAAGAAGGGTGCTGCTGTCGATACTGCTAACGCTGGTATTTTCGACATGGACGTTGACTCAAACGGCCGTTGGTCAGTTGAGAAGTTCAAAGGACTTATGTTCCAAGTTGAGAGAGATGCAAACGCAATCGCTCAAGATACTCGTAGAGGTAAAGGTAACGTAATTATCTGTTCTTCTGATGTTGCTTCTGCACTTCAGATGGCCGGTGTACTTGATTACACTCCTGCTCTTAACAACAACTTGAATGTTGACGATGCTGGTAACACATTTGCTGGTGTTCTTAACGGACGTTACAAAGTGTACATCGATCCATATTCAGCGAACTCTGCTGACAAGCAGTTCTACGTTGTTGGTTATAAGGGCACATCACCTTATGACGCTGGTATCTTCTACTGCCCATATGTTCCACTACAGATGGTTCGTGCGGTTGGTGAGAACACATTCCAGCCAAAAATTGGATTTAAGACACGTTACGGTCTTACTGCTAACCCATTTGCAGAAGGTACAACTGCTGCTCTTGGTGCTCTTAACGCCAATGCAAACACTTACTACAGAAAAGTTCAAGTTACGAACATCATGTAATAAGAGTTGCTATAAGCAACCAAAACTTAGGGGGAGCATTTTTGCTCCCCTTTTTTCTTTATAAATACTATAAAGGAAGAATAAAATGGTAGCATTTAATCCACTAAAGAGACAACCAGATACACTTGACTTTGCAAATGCAAGTCAGTTTAGGTTTCAATTACTTAAAATTCCTAATACTGTGTATTTTACTACATCAGTAAACTTGCCAGGCATTGCGTTTTCTGGTGATGCGATTATGAACAGTAGATTTAAAGCTATGCCGTTTATGGGTGACACTTTAGACTTTTCTCCAATGGAACTAACATTTAATGTTAGCGAAAGTCTTTCCAACTATCGTGAAATACACGATTGGATGACAGGTATTGGATTTCCAAAAGAAACAGACCAGTTCGCAAGTGCTATTAATGCAGAAAAAGATTTGAAGCCGGGTTCTGCCCCACCAACATCTAGAAGAGTTGGTGCGTCTACAGTCAATCCATCAAACCTTGTTTCTGACGGAACTCTTACTATTCTTTCAAACAAAAACAATCCAGTACTCAATGTAAATTTTAAAGCATTATACCCAACATCACTTTCTGGATTACAGTTTAATACCCAAGGTACAGATACAGAACAACTTACTGCAACTGTTACTATGAATTATGATTTGTATGAGTTTGAAGTTTTATAAATAAGTATGAGCAGAGAAGGTGAACTTGAACAATCATTGTTTGAGTCTCCTCTGTGAGAAAATTTAGAACTGCAAGTTCCAACCAATCTGCTCACTTTTATTATTAGGATGTGAATATAGAATGAATTTAGAAGAACTCCAAAAAGAGGCTGAGAAGGATAGTCAAATTGACGATCTTGCCCTCGACATAGAATCCCTCAAAATCCCCAATCTAAAAAGTAAGTGGTTGAGATACCATAGTCACTGGTCACTTCTTGTTAAGAAAACAAAAGGTGATTTCAATGTTCTGAAACTTAAAAAGACAGAATACTATGGTGGTAAGGCCACTGCTGAAGTTTACAGAGACAATCCATTTGACCATAAAGTATTGAAGGCTGATATTCCTTTATACTTGGATGGTGATGAAGATATGAACAATCTTAAAAACAAGATTGCATATTACGAACAGTGTGTTTATGTATGTACAGAGGTTATTACTGAACTTACATGGAGACACCAGAATATCAAAAACTCTATTGATTGGAAGAGATTTACAGAGGGAACTCTCTAATGCGTTATGGTAAAATTTATACCACAGTTGATGTTAATAAAAATCTCATTGATGCGGCTTTAAACACTGTAAATCGTTCAGAGTTAGAAACTTCCAGAATAGAAAACACCAGTTCCTTTAGTTCCAGAGAATCTAAGAATTTTTGGATAAAGGATACTCGTGTCTTACAGATGTTCTTAAATTTTACCAATACTATCAATAAGAATGTTGGGTGGGATTATCATATAGATACGATAGAACCACTACAATATACAGAATACAGTTCAGATGTAAAAGGACATTATGATTGGCATTCTGATCAACACCCACAACCTTATAGTGACAACAGAGTTAGAAAGATTAGTTTTTCTATTCTATTGAGTGATGACTATACTGGTGGAGAGTTTGATATAGAAACAGGAAACCCAAATATGAAAGACAGAATTGAAACGATCAACTTACCAAAGTATCGTGCAGTCTTTTTTCAATCAGAATTCTTTCATAGAGTTCGTCCAGTAAATACTGGACTAAGAAAAAGTCTAGTTGGGTGGATATTAGGGCCTAGGTTTAAATGACAAAAATTACAAAGAAGAATGACGTATTTCTTCAAGTAAACACAGAACCATCAGTTGCAAGAGCCTTGGCAGACTTTTTTACATTTGAAGTGCCAGGCGCTAAGTTTATGCCTGCCTATCGAAATCGTATTTGGGATGGAAAGATTCGGTTATTCTCCCCAGCAACAGGGGAGTTGTATGTAGGACTTCTTCCTTATTTGGAAAAGTACCTAAAAGATTATGAAGAAAATTACACAATAAGTGAGGATTTGCAAGATGAAAAAAGAATTGAAAGAGAAGTATTGGATGGATTCATTAGAGGACTTAGACTTCGATCTAGGGGAAAGTCTATACGACCTCGTGATTATCAAGTTGACGCAGTGGAGTATGGTATTAGAAAACATAGGGCTCTTCTTCTTAGTCCTACTGCTTCTGGTAAGTCGCTCATTATCTATATAATTGTAAGGTACTACGAACTTCTTCTTAAAGAACAAGAAAACGATAAGATATTAATACTTGTTCCCACAACATCTTTGGTTGAACAAATGTATTCTGATTTTATAGATTATGGATGGTTGGATGCGTATCTACAACGTGTATACAGTGGACACGATAGAAATGTTTCAAAGAGAGTAGTCATCTCTACATGGCAGTCTTTATATAAAATGCCTACAAAATACTTTGAACAATTTGGTTGTGTGATTGGTGATGAAGCCCATTTATTTAAAGCAAAGTCACTTACATCTATTTTGACTAAACTTCATATGTGCAAGTATCGTTTTGGATTGACAGGAACACTAGACGGAATGCAAACCCATCGTTTGGTTCTAGAAGGTTTGTTTGGTGCTTTAAATAAAGTTATAACCACAAAAGAACTAATTGATAAGAAAACCCTATCCGATTTTAGAATTAGAGCTTTGGTTCTGACATATCCAGAATCAGAGTGTAAACTTGTGAAGGATATGAATTATCAGGATGAAATAGATTATATTGTCACCCTACCAAAAAGAAATGAATTCATTCGTGACTTGACATTACAACTAAAAGGTAATACACTAGTGTTGTTTCAGTTTGTTGAGAAACATGGTAGTGTTTTACACGACATGATTAAAAACTCTACAGACAGAAGAGTTTTCTATGTATTTGGTGGCACAGACACACAAACAAGGGAAGATATTCGTGCAATCACAGAGAACGAAAAAGATGCAATCATTGTGGCCTCGTATGGTACTTTTTCTACTGGTATCAATATTCGCAACCTACACAATATTATATTCTCATCACCAAGTAAATCAAGAATCAGAACTTTGCAGTCAATCGGAAGAGGGTTGCGAAAAAGTGAGGGCAAAACTACCGCCACTCTCTTCGATATCAGTGACGATTTTACCTACAAGTCCAAACGGAACTTTACAATAAATCATTTTATGGAACGCATAAATATATACAATGAAGAACAGTTTGATTATGAAATCAAAAGGATTAAAATGAAATGACCAATGTAAAGATATTAAAGCTTTCAAGTGGTGAAGAAGTTATATGCAATATTAACACTAATAGTAAAGAACACATTAGTATTACTAGGCCCATGAAACTCAATGCCTATCCTAAACTAACAAAGAATGGATCACTTGAGGAGGCCTTATCATTACAAAAATGGATACACTTTTCTGAAACCGATACATATGATGTGCCGAAATCTCAAATTATTGTTGTAACCCAAGCCTCCTATGGTTTGTCTAAGTTTTATGAATTTTGTATTACTAAAGTAAGGATGGAAGAAGAAGATGTGGAACTTCCATCTGATGAAGAATTACAGGCGATTGAAGAAGAAGATCTCTTTGAGGACTTTTATGTACCATCTAATACAGTACATTAATATCTATTCTTCAAACCCAGCATAGTTAATATACCACCCTGTCAAGAGATTGTCAACAAGTTTTTGAAATTAAATTTTCTATTGACATTTCGTACATATTGTGTATAATGGGTAGTACAAACAAGTGGAGTTATTATGGCTAAAAAAACAAAGGGTGTGCATTACGTCAACAACGCACAGTTCCTAGAAGCAATGAAAGAGTGGAAACAACAGTGCAAGGAAGCAGAAGAACTTGGTGAACCACAACCACCAGTTACCAATTATATTGGTGAATGTTTTCTAAAGATTGCCAACCACCTTTCCTATCGACCTAATTTTATCAATTACACATACAGAGAAGAAATGATTTCTGACGGTATTGAAAACTGTCTACAATACTGTAGCAACTTCAACCCAGAGAAGTCTAACAATCCCTTTGCGTATTTTACACAAATTATCTATTATGCATTTATTCGTAGAATCCAAAAAGAAAAGAAACAACAACACGTTAAGCACAAAATTATTGAGAATATGAATGTGGACATTCTTATGGATAGTGATGGTGATCAGTCTGTCTTTGTTGATTATTTACAGAAGAACTTTCTACCAGCTGAAGCTGTATATAAACCAAAGAAGAAGAAACCACAACCAAAAGGACTAGAACTTTTTTATAATGAAGATGGTGAAGAGATAAATGAAGATCGCACTGATTACTGATACACATTTCGGTGCTCGCAATGATAATCTAGCTTTTAATGATTACTTCTATAAATTTTGGGAAGAAGAGTTCTTTCCTTATATAGATAAACATGACATTAAAACGGTTATCCACCTTGGCGATGTGATGGACAGACGCAAGTATGTTTCATACAAAATTGCAAAGGATTTTCGTGAGCGCTTTATTAAACCCCTTGTGGACAGAAAACTAGATGTTCACATGATGGTAGGAAACCATGATACCTACTATAAAAATACAAATGAGGTAAACTCTTTGTATGAACTGCTTGGTGGGCCAGGCGAGGAAAAATATCCAAATATCAAATGTTATGATGGGCCATGTACTGAAGAGTTCGATGGTGTCGGTATTCATTTCATGCCTTGGATAAATGCAGAAAACTATGAACGTGCAATGAGAAGTATTGAAATGACTTATGCACAAATCTGTATGGGACACTTAGAACTGAATGGTTTTGAGATGCACGCTGGACATTTCTGTGAGGGTGGTTATCCAAAAGATATGTT